TATGAATACTTATATAGTACCAGTACTTCAAGCCGCTGTATTATTAATAGACGCTGCTTTAACAGCTAATTCAGGCCCTGCAAGTAGCGGAAAATTAACTAAATCACTTTCAGATAGACAAATATTAATACTTGGGAAATTAAAAGAAATAGTACAAATAGGTTTGACTGTTCCTTTAATGGTTCAATTTTATAAAGAAATAGCACAAAGTATGTTATTAAAAATGGATCCTCTTAAACAAAAATTAACTATGATTAAAGATAAAATAGTTATGCTAAAATTATTTATATTTGGTTTACTTAACCAGTTCTTAAGTGAATGTGCTGTTTCAGAAAATACTGGAAACACTTCTACGGGTAATGAAGGAGTACCCCCTCCTGAAGAAGATACTTTATTAAGTGATTATTTAAATTTATTAAGTACACATTATGTAGAAGTGTATGAAGCGCTAAAAGCAGCAGGAGATGAAAAAGCAGTTGAAAGAATATTTGCTGTTAAAGAAAATTTAGAAGAAGACTATAACATTAGTTTTAAAGTAATTAACTTAAACTAATTAATTTTAAAAAAAAATTATATTTATAATAAAAACATCACATATGAAAGCAAAAACATTTGAAAATTTAATAAGAAAAGTAGTTAGAGAAGAAATTGACTATGCCTTAAATAGAGAAATTAAATCTTTAAAAGAATCTCTTCAAAATGTTCAAAAACCAAAAATTAAAGAAAACATACCTAATAAAGTAACAAATTCTTTAAAAGAAAAAATAATGGGTACAGAACCCATAAACACAAAACCTAAACCTAAACTAGCTTTTACTAATAATGCTACATTAAATGACTTATTAAATGAAACTGCTCAAGGAGATACAAGACTACATGAAGGAACGTCTCCTGTTTCTATGGAGGGTGATTTTTCTACTATAGGAGATATGCCTGTAGAATCAGCTCCTCAAGAAGTAGTAAATGCCGTAACTAGAGATTATAGTGATTTAATGAAAGCAATAGATAAGAAAAAAAAACATAGACCCTAATGCCTATAATACAAGGAACAAAAAGATTTAACCCTTTAGATCTTAATAAAAATGTTAAGATAGGAGTAGCTTATCCTTTAAATGAAGAAAACTTATTTTCAGGTACAGATACTACTAAACAACAAATTAAAAGTAATTTGTTAGATCTTTTACTTACGGAACAAGGAGAAAGAATAAATATGCCTAATTATGGTGTTGGGTTAAAGAATTTATTATTTGAATCGGGTATAAATGCGTCAGATATAAGTGAAGCTATTGAAACACAAATTAAAAGATATATACCTAGTATAAATGTAGTAGATGTATTATCATCAACTGATGAACATAAATTACATGTAAAAATAGTCTATAATTTTAGACTTAATTCTGGGGATGTAGATGCAATAGAATTAGTTATTAGAGATTAAAAATATTAAAATAATGGCTTATAATAAAATAAACAGTAAAATTAAAGAAAAAGACGTAAAATATATAAGTAAAGATTATAATTCTTTTAAAAGTCAACTTGTAGAATTTACTAAAACTTATTTTCCTAATAACTTTAATGATTTTAGTGAAGGAAATCCAGGGATGATGTTTTTAGAAATGGCTTCTTATGTAGGAGATGTCCTTTCATTTTATACAGATACTCAAATTCAAGAAAATTTTTTATCATTAGCACAAGAGAAAGAAAGTTTATATAATATGGCATATGCTATGGGGTATAAACCAAAAATGACTAATGCTGCTAATGTTATTTTAGATATATCTCACTTAGTTCCCTCTAAACTAGTAGACAATGTTTATATACCAGATACAGATTATGCTTTAACTATAAAATCAAATTCAACATTTACTTCAGTAGAAGGAGGATCTACTTTTTATTTATCAGATGATGCTAATTTTAATTATTCTTCTTCTCTTAACCCTCTTACTTCTAGTATTTATAGTTATGATGAAAGTAATAATCCCGAATATTTTTTATTTACTAAAAGGGTTAATGCAATTTCAGGAATAAAAAAAACAGAAACTTTTACTATAGGAGAAGGTGAAAAATTTAAAACATTATCTCTATTTGATAATAATATAATATCAATAGAATCTATTGAAGATTCAGAAGGAAATAATTGGCATGAAGTGCCTTATCTTGCTCAAGACACTATATTTGAAGAAGTTACTAATAATGCTGCTAATGACCCTGAATTACATCAATATAGTAATGAAACTCCTTACCTATTAAAATTAAAAAAAGTCCCTAGAAGGTTTGTATCGAGGGTAAAACCTAATGGATTATTAGAATTACAATTTGGAGCAGGTATTAGTGATAGAGCAGATGAACAAATAATCCCTAGTCCCGATAATATAGGATTAGGAATCAATGATGGGAGAAGTAAATTAGATACTGCTTATGACCCTTCAAATTTTCTTTATACAAAAGCATACGGACAAGTCCCTTCTAATACAACTCTTACTGTAACATATTTAGTAGGTGGGGGAATAGGATCTAATGTAAACAGCCATACTATTCGTAAAATAGGAACTTTATTACAAGAAGCTAAACCTAATATAAATGGAAATATGAGAAGTTTTGTTGTAGCTTCTGTAAGTTGCGTAAATAAAGAAGCTGCTAGAGGAGGGGGAGCTGGAGATACTATAGAAGATATAAAATTAAATACTATAGCTAATTTTTCAACTCAACAAAGAACAGTAACTAGAGAAGATTATATTGTTAGAACATTATCTATGCCTTCACAGTTTGGTAGTGTTGCTAAAGCATATATAACTCAAGATGATCAAATATCTCCCTTAACAACTGAACCAAACCGTATTCCAAACCCTTTAGCATTAAATTTACATGTTCTTGGATATAATAGTTCAGGTAATTTAGTTGATTTAAACACAGCTACTAAAACTAATTTATCTACTTACCTAGAACAATATAGAATGTTAACTGATGCTATTAATATTAAAAATGCTTATGTAATTAATTTTGAATTAGAATTTGAAATAACTGTTTTAAAAAACAGAAATAACCAAAGAGTATTATTAGATTGTGTTACACAATTAAAGGATTACTTTAATATAGTAAAATGGCAAATAAATCAACCTATTATAATAAACGATGTTAGAAATTTAATAGGTTCAACAGCAGGAGTACAAACAGTAGAAAATCTTGTTTTTAAAAACAAAAGTGGAACTACATCAGGATATTCAGTATATAAATATCCTTTTGACACAGCCACTAGAAATGAAGTAATATATCCTTCATTAGACCCAAGCATATTTGAATTAAAATACCCTAACACAGACATTAAAGGTCGAGTAACAACATATTAATATGGCATATTATTTTATATTTCCGGAAAAAGATACTACACTATACAGTCATCCTGATAGAGATAATTTAAATACAGGACATGATGAAATTTTAGAAATAGTTAAAGAAAGAGGAACAACTAATGATTTTTATTACCCCTCAAGAGCTTTAATAAAATTTAAAAATGAAGAAATAACAAATGTAATTTCAAATGTTATAGGCCAGGAAAATTTTACGAATACTAAAGTAAATCTTCAACTTTATTCTGCAGAACCTAGAAATATAATTCAGACTCTAAATTTAAATGCATATGCTTTATCTTCTTCGTGGGATGAAGGTACAGGTAGATATAGTAATATCCCTACAAGTTCAAATGGAGCTAGTTGGATATATAGATTTAATTCATCACACGATGATTTTTGGATAGGAGGCCAAACCGAAATAGCTGCAATTACTTTTAATGATTTAATGAATGAAGCTGGTAGTGGGGTTGATACTTCAAGTTTACAATATGATGCTTATGGTGCTTCAGGTTCTATATATTTATTTAATACAACAGGAGATGAATTTACTTTACATTATACAAGTAGTGTTGTTGGAGCGGGTGATTTAAAAATTCCAATTACTGATATTTCAGGCACACTAGTAGGTATAGATGTATCAGGAAGCCATCCTGTAGGATCTCCTTCTATGTCTGCAAATGAATTAGCAAAAGCTACTGCTTATACAATTGGAGAATTAGGCCCCTTAAGTGCTTCTTTTTCAGCATCTTATGTTGATAATGTAGTAACTGTAGTATCTTTAATTACAGGAAGTCAAGTAGATATGTCAACAACTTTTAATGAAATTCTTTGGCCTGCGGGGCTTAACTGGAATATTTTAGGAGCTATAAATATACTTCAAGTAACAAATTCTATATCTCCAGCAAGACAAGGATATAAAGATTCTTTTATAGCAGGAACTACAGGATCTATTGATACTACTTTATTTAATGGAACTATTGATGATGGGGGAGGAAATTGGTGGACAGGTAGTGATATGAGAGCAACTCAACAATTTTTAGTAGGAGAATCGTTAGATATAGATATGGATGTAACATCAACAGTTAAATTGTGGAGTTCAAGTATCTACGAAAGTAAATCTTTTCCTGATGGAATAGAAAATCATGGATTTTTATTAAAACAACCAGATGTTATAGAAGAAGATGTTACTTCTAGTTTTGGTGAAATGCAATATTTTTCTGTAGACACACATACTATATATCCTCCAAGATTATCTTTTAAGTGGGATGATTCTTCATTTCCTAATTCTTATACTTCAAGTTTTGCAAAACTAGGAACTGATCCTTTACAAGTAAGTTTAATTAATAATAAAGAAGAATATAATCAAAATAGTCAAACTAAATTTAACATTCATGTAAGGAAACAATACCCTACAAGACAATTTGCTTCAAGTTCAAACTATTTACATAAAGGATATTTTGCAACTTCCTCCCATTATAGTATAAGAGACGCTTATACAGAAGAAGAAGTAATTCCTTTTGATCATAATTACACAAAATTAAGTGCTGATAGTAGTGGTATGTATTTTAAATTATATATGAAAGGATTACAACCAGAAAGGTATTATCGTATTTTAATTAGACACATTGATGAACAAGGTAATACTACAATATATGATGACAATAATTATTTTAAAGTAGTTAGATAATGGCAAATGAAGATTCACAAGTTAATTTAAATTTAGAAAGAAAAATTCTTAGTAATAAAGGTGCTAAGAGCAAAAAAGATATCTATTTTCATGAATTAACTAAATCTAAAATTCCTATAAATGAAGAAGAATTCTTATCAAAATATCATAACATATTTTATAAAATACCTGTAGGAGGAAAATATTCTCATAAAAGTTTAATAGACCAAAGTTATGAATATGTTAGAACTAGTTATATTAAAATGATAGAAAACAAAATATCAGAAGTTTTAAGAACCCTAAATAGTAAAGAAAACGAACTTGCAGTATTAGAAGAACCTACATTAAATAACCCCCCAGACCAAATATATGAAGATGGTGCTTATTTAATAGCAGGAGAAAATGGAGCTAAATATCCAGGCATGGATGCTGTATATATAGTACAAGAAGGAAGAAAAAGAGTTATTCATGAACCTGAGCTATATATGCAAATCAGAAGATCATTTGGTCAACCAGAAGATTTTTCAGGAAAATACTACGTAACTTTTACAGAATTAAATCTTATACCTGATGGACCTGACATACATACAGCTGCAGACTTACATTTAAGAGGAAGTGATTTAGAAATAGATTTACCTGATGTATTGGGAGTATCTGCTTATGTAGATGTTGAACTTAGGTGTGAAGGTAATGAAATATCTGACTATATACCTGCTATAACTATACCAGATACAAATTATATACAAGAAATGCAATTCTATCTTGATAATAGTGCTTGCATAATAAGATATATTGATGATGAGTATGTAAATGATGATTTTGGTCCCTCCGTAAAGGAAACAATTATCCAAAAAGGAGAAACAATAACAATAAGATTATTAAGAAATTCAGATACAACAACTCATAATATACCTTCAGATATGGAACAATTCTATGAAGAAGGTCTTAATGTAAATTATAATGATAATACTTTTGTTAATTATATAAGACAATGGGGGCCTGGAGGGATATACAATTCAGTAACTTATGCTTCTGGTAGAATTAAAAGTAAACAAATAGAATTTCCTACACATTTAAATATACTCCAAGATAACTTAAATTGGGAAATATTTAATGGGTTACCTACTGAAGATACAGGAATTTGGGAAGCAGACCCTAGTATAACTTTAATAAATAGTTCGGGATACGCAGGGCAAGAAGTTAGTGATTATAATACTAGAATGATTTCTAAAGTTTCAGGTCGGTGGGGTTCTTTAAATCAAAGAACTAAACTTCAAAATGAAGTGTTTAACCACCCTGATAACCCTTATTATAAACCTACAAAAGGGGGAACAAGGAGAACTTGTACTATATATGGTCAACCTATAATTAGATGGCAAAAAATGTATATGGTATTAATGGATGCTTATTCTTACACTGCTGCATTTGGAATTATAGGAAGAGAATTTGAATGGTTAATTGTAGGAGCATCAGAAAATGATGACTTTAGTGTAGGTAGTGTAGTGTATACAGCAAGAAAATATACAAGAGATAGTATTGGTTTACATATGGATTATGAATCTAATGGATATAAAATTTATGGTGTAAAATGGAATGATTTTGATGGTGAAGATGAAAGAATTAGAGAAAAAGGATATATAGGTTTACAAGAATATAGAACAAATGAATTAATTTCAGGTGATGATAACTACTTTAATCCAAATGATGGAGGTAGTAATTACGAATATAACGGATAAAGAAAATGGCAGCAGTAAATATACCCCCTTCACAAATACAAGAACAGGACCACTTAGCAGGGCACCAAGAAAATGTATTTAATATAACTGAAAATTCAAAAAATGTACTTTTAAATAAAGGATTATATGGAGCTAAAAAAGTTATAGAAGATTTAGATATTGATTTCAAAGAATTTTTACTTAATGATATGTCTATATCTAAATTTTTTGAATTATATGAAAAATATTTTTATGATTTATCAAAAGATACCCATACTACTCTTATGACTACTAGTATAAATTATGCTTATCCTAGAGGTTATAGAAATAGTAGACTAATAGAACATGACGAGTTAAGAGATCAATTATTTGCTTTACAAAGACAAATAGATGAATATGAAAGAGAACATTTTTATATTAAAAATAGAAAATTTATAACTTCAGGAACACAAGATGATTTCAATTCATCAAAAACAGTATATTTCGTACAATCAGGTAAAAAAAGAAAAATATTAGATTTTAATATTTATTTAAATTTAAAAAGTAGGTATAAAGGAGGAGAAACAGAAGATAAAAATTATTTAGTATTTTTAGATCAAAATGGAATAGATAAAATGTCTTCAGGCCCCGACATAGACTCTATAGAAAGTGCCGATATAACAAATTTTGCAGTAAATATATGGCCTATTTTGCCTGAAGAATATAGTCCAGATCCTAGTATGATATTAAGTACTTTTGAAAATGATGATGGATCTCTAGTATCAAGAGAGGCAGGATCAATAAATTCTTATGGAGATATAGATTAAATAAAAAAATATGGTTGAATACGGTAATACATTAGGTAATGAAGCAGCAGAAAACCCCTCAAGAGGAACTGCAACAACCCCAGGAACTTCTACAAGTACTCCTGATTATTCTGCTTCACCCACCTCATCTTCTGATGGGGTAGTCGCTACAGACACTCTTGCTATCCCTGGATTAATGTCTAAAAACATTAATAAAACATTTGGTAGAGCAGATGACTACATAGAAATGCATATCTATAATACAGAAGATACTTTACTATATTCTAATACTGATTTTAAACAATATATACTTCCTGAAAATAATATTAATGCTCCTTTAACAGATCATCTTATAATAAACCCTAAAGAGATTCTTCATAGTCTAGGATTTATTACAGGAAAATATAAAGTAAAATTTTTAGTTCTTAAAAATAAAATCTTTAAAAGTAATAACAAAACTGCAGAAAGACCCTTTCGGATAACCCAAATTTCACCTAGTAGGAGAGAAATAAAGTGTATTGGAAGTAATATTAAAAACGATGTTTTTGATTCTGCTGTAAGTAGATTTATTTCGGATTTAGAATCATCCGCTTATTTCAAAGAATTCTCTTTAAATTTCGGACAAGATTTAGTAATTCCTTGTGTTAATATAGTACTAAATAAAACTCCTCGTAAACATGAATTTTTTGTTAAAACTTTAGCTCCTATACCTAGTGCTATAATTGAAAGAGGAAGTTTTAAAGTAGTAGAAGAAATTTCAGACCCTTTTTATGTTAATGTAGATTTAGGTAGTCCTGAACTTATAGATAATACTGTAAGTTTATCAGGACCTAATTTTAGTATAGATATAAGACAAAATAATTCTGTACCTTCAGGATTTAAAAACTATAATGATTTATTAAGTTATGACATAACATCTTCTTATCACCATTTACTTAGTAAATTAGAAGGTGACGGTATTAATATAGATATAAAATATGATTATATTAGACCCGTTTCTGGGGGGATAACACCTGAAAGGACTTTTCATTTTGAAAATTTTGTACATTTTAGTAGTGCTACAGAACGTCTTAAAAATTTTGAATATAAATTAAAATCAATAGAAGAATTTGATGATGAATTAGACAACATATATAATATAACGGGAGATACTTCATCTTCATTCCATATATTAGAAGATAAAGATAATATTAATGATAAAAGACAAGAAATAATAAAGAACTTTGATGGATATGAACGATTTTTATATTATACAACAGGTTCAAATTTATACACTTGGCCTAAATACACAGAAAGTAAACCTTATTTATTATATTCAGTAACCTCTTCAGAAGCAAAATCATGGCTAGGAGAAGAAAGATCAAATTTTCCTAATTATGGAGGACAATTATTATCAGCTTCTTTATACGATAAACAAAATAACTATAATTTAAATAGAATAATCCCTAACCATATTACAGATGATTTAAATAATTCTTTATATGTTAGTTTTGTAGATATGATAGGTCAACATTTTGATCATATTTGGACTTATATAAAAGAAATATCAAATATATATAATAATCATAATAATAGAGGAATTTCTAAAGATTTAGTATACCACCAATTAAGAAGTTTAGGGATAGATACTTTTGATCAATTTGAAAATTCAAGTTTAATAGAATATATTTTAGGTGAAGGTAGCTCAGGAAGTGCTTTTTTTAGCCCTGATCATTACTATAATTATAGTACAGACCACCCTTCAAGTTCTTTAGGAGTAGGATTAGCAGTTTCTGCATCTGAAAACATAGTAACATCATCATTTGAAAGTTCAATCCCTAAAGAAGATATAACAAAAGAAATATGGAAAAGATTATATCATAATTCTCCTTATCTTTTAAAAACTAAAGGTACTGAAAGAGGATTAAAAGCATTAATGAGTTGTTATGGGGTTCCTTCTACTATTTTAAATGTAAAAGAATATGGAGGTTCTACAACAGCTTTAGGTATTTTTAAAGATTTAGATATATCAGATACTTATAAAACATTTACATATGAAAAAGCATCTTTAGCATTAAAAGGAGATTCAGGAACAGGAGGGCATTTTTTAAAAACTAATTGGAGTTCTTCTTATGGTACTGGAGCACATGTATTTACAGAAAACCAAGAAGTAAATAAAACAATTGAATTTAGAATAAAACCTTATAGAACAGATGCCCAGCAACATTTACTTAGTTTATCAGGATCAACAGATAACCAAACAGGATTTCACTATCCAAATAGAGACTGTCATTTAATATTAGATCCTTATATAGGAAATGACATATCATCTTCAAAAGATTCTACTTCATATGGTAGATTACAATTCTATCAAGGAGAAGATTATATTAATCAAACTCAATATTTTCCTATTTTTAATGGAGATTTTTGGAATATTTTTATACACGCAAGCCCAAATGCTAGTAATAAATTAGATATAAAATTTGGATCCTATAAAGCTAATTTTATTAAAAATGTACATTATTATGTAACTTCTTCTACAAATTTTGGTCAAAGTTATGGATC